ATGATCGGAAGTCGTTTGCTTTTAGCTAACTTTAAGATCATCTTTGCCCAGTCCTGAACGACAAACGGCAGTGCACTTTCGTACGCTGCCGCTATCTCCTCAACATCAGATGACTTAACGTTCTTGATAAGGTTGATCCACGATGCCACGGATCGACCACTCCTTAAACGCTTTGTGCTTTGCCATTGTGTCCGGACAATGTGTGGACGGTGGAATCCATCCGTGTTCCCTCCAGATTTCCTCGACGGGTCTGAAGCGATCTTTCATCGTCTGATTCTCGATTAACTCTTTCCAGTTGCTCATAGTAAGCCTTTCGGGAACGGATAGACCGCATCCTCGTGAGGAGTTCCTGGCCGTGGTGCATTAAAGAACCTCCGTTTTTCTAGTTCCGTAGGCTTCCAGAAACACTCCGGAGCCTCAGACTTGATGATGTGAATGACCCTCTCTAAGACCGGAGAGTCATCCGAAATGTTTGCAGGACGCTTTGCAAACGCCTTTTTCAGCATGGTTTGGTGGTGTACGCTCAACATATCAAAATGGCACTGAATCGTCGTCATCGACTTTGGTTGATCTTACTTCCTCTTTTGCCTGGAACTTTAAGCCCAGATACTTCCCGTCGGAACCCTCGTTAACCCACCCTGAGACCCAGTATTCAACACCGTTAATCATTGCTGAACCTCGGTAGTCTGGGTGTACATCCTTCTCTTTTTTCTTGTTCTTGCTGATTGATCCTGTTAGTTCTTTTGGCATAGCGATAACTCCATTTGATTAACTTCGTTGAGAAAGGCGACCAGATCAGCCTCGATCTTGGTTAGCTCTTCCGGCTTTGGCTCGTAACGAACGACGAATAACTGTAGATGTTCAGGAAGTCTTGGGTCGAACGAAACAAAGTCGCACCAAGTCCTACCTGTCACGAGCATTTGAGTAAGCATTTGTGGTTTGTATTTAGTGGGAACCTCCTTTGCTAAAAGATAGTCAACGTGAGTGTTTGAGTTCGGGCACTTGATCTCGATCAATCCCGACCCTGCAAAGCCATCAGGACTCGCTCCAAGCCACTTTATCGACTTGTGGGTATGAAACCCCGTCTGCTCAACGAAATGGCCTGTATGGACTTCGTAGGCTGCTCTGGCAACGGGTTCTTGTTCTGTACCCCATTGCATACTTGCGTTGGTGAATGAATCGCTTTGTAAGCCTGTCAGACGCTCTGTAACGAGTTGAATCTGGTAGTTACGGCGCGTAGCCGTACCAGGTTTCGCAAGCGCGTCTGAAGCTCTGCTAGCGGTTAGGTGGCCTAACCTTGCCTTAAACCAATCATCAGTTCTTTGTTCCATGTTAGTTCATCTTTGAAAATATTTCTGAAAATTGTGTGTGTGCGTTGTGTACAACGACTTTGAATGTCAACGAGATTTTTTTATGGTGCTTGTTAAGAAGCCAATCCTCAAACAATGCTTTAACGCCGTTATAAATTGCAGGCTCGGCTAAGGGTCTTAGAGTGACCAGTAGTTTTAGTTCATTCCCTACGGCATAAGCACCCCAAGCATCGTTCAGAAACTGTTGTTTGAATCCAGTTGTTTCATAGGTGTCTTGGAACTCAAACCATAAATCTTCCAGTTCCAATGATCTTTTGCCGCTTTTTTTCCGTAAGTTAGCCATGTTTTTTCTCCTTTGTCTGATTTTTATCCGTAAATTAGCTGTGTTTTTGCACCTTTAATATCCCTCGTTCGATCATTGCTTGCATTGTGTTGATATACGCCTGGTTCCAGAAGTCTCGGCGTTCTTCACGAGACATTTCTTTGCCTTGATCCAAGTATGAGTGGCATTTGAAACACAAAGATGCTACTAAAGCATCAGAGACCTTGATGCCCATTCCCTTGCCTTGATTTCTATGAGCAGCGACTACAGTTCCATCTTCACAGAAACATGATCCGCAAGGCATATTTCTACAAGCCTCAAGCAACTTTTTGTTTGAGTACATTGATCTTCCTTAAGTCAAGTTCAGCGTCCTTCATCTCGTCTGTCCAGACTAAGCCCTTCTCGATTGCGTACTGGAGAAGCTGCTCTACGAGATCCGAGAACTCAGACACGGTAAGCGAAGCGGTTGAAGGCTCAATCTCTTTTACGACACCTCCAGGAAGTTCAACGACACGAGAGGGTAGAAACCTTGTCTTAGCCCACTCGTGCCAGATGTCCTGCGTGTATTGCTGGCCCATTAGTTGTTCCGCACAAGCTGTCAGGATCGACCAATAAAACCGATTCTGAGCCGCTGTGCGTGGAGGTTTGGTAATAGTTACCATATAGCCTAGTTCAGTGGCTTCTATGGCCTCTATAACCCTCCTGCGGTCAGTCTCAGTCGTTAGTATTGATCTCATTTCTCAGATACCAGTTGTAGTTAGCTCGAAATGCTCGTCTCTCAAAGTCGGTGAACTTATCGTGACGCTCTGCGTACATGGCATTGACCATGCGTCTCTTGAATTCTTTGCTGTCAACGTCAAGCCACATCAGGTAATTGTCGAGCCCAGACTCGTAAAGGTCTCCGAATAAGAATCGGAGTGCGGTAATCGTTTCATCTGTTGGTCTAGTTTTATAGGGTGCTTTGCAAGCATCATCGACTGCCAGTTGGATGACAGACCAAAGCAGTTTCTTGCAGCGCTCTGTCTGAATCGAGTCCAGCAGTCCTTCTTCAAATGTGTTCAGGTTCATTTTCGTTTGTAGTAAAAGGCCCAGGATTTCCTGTAGAGTTTTTCTTTTGTTACCAACTTGCGAGCCTCCAGAGCACGAATCATCTTGAGTGCATTCTGTGGTGTGCAGCCGAACTTGTTAGCAAGATCGTTGAGAGACATCCAGTCGTCAAGTGCTGTCAAGTAAGCCGTTTGTGTTGGTGTTAGCGGTTTAGACTTGTTGAGCATCAACCGTCCAAACTTTTCCACCGACTTCAGGAACTCATCTCGGTGTGAGATGAGAACCCCTGATTGCTTGGCAATAGAGAGAATCTGACTCATTTGATCTCCGTCAGTTCTTTCTTGCGTTGTTCCTTAGCTGCGTCTATTTGTTTAATAGCCTCAGGGTCGTTCTTAAAGACCTTGTACGCTCCTGTAAATGCTGCTTTCAGATCATCAACTGTTTTGGCCTCTGAGAGCGTTTTTATGTGATCGTCTACGGAAGGCTTATCTTCATCTGGCAGATCCTCTCCAGCGTAGATGTACAGCCCGATACCGTGGAGACTGATAGCCTTAGCTAGACACCTTTGCATAGCTGTATTGACCTGGAAAGCGTCAGGGTTAGAGATAGCTTTGTTACGGTGATCCATGACAGGAAGTTGTGCAATGCGAGATACACCAAATGCTTTGACTTCACAAAACACCATCACCGTGTCGCCCCACATCTGATGGGGTTTGTACTCCCAAGTAGCCGTAGGATCGTGTTGCAACAATGTATCTACAGCCCATGCCCAAGAGAGGTAAGAAAGGCCGTTTTTCTTCTCGACTTTCTCGGTTACGTTGATCTTTCTAAGTTCGTTGAATTTCATGTTTGGCTCCGTTACTTTATGAACAGGTAGAGCAGTGTTCCGTAGCAAATCCCCAATAGCGCGCATAGTGCCCAATCACTCCTCGTTATCTTGTACTTGGTCAAGTTCGTACTCCTGTTGTTCCAACTGTTGTTGGTAGTCATTTTGTTCCCTCTCTCTGTCGTATTCGTAAAGTTTTCTGTCTAGCCATGCATCGTAGTCAACGCTCATACTTCACCTTCAACGGTTACTTCAACCTTGCTATTTTCGATAGCGTTTTTCAACGGCCACATTGCAAGGAAAGCCTCTGCTTGCAATGTTCCGACAAACTTTGGATCTTGAAACTGTTTTATGCTTGCTTTTTCAATCTTGCTAAGTACTTCTATTGCTTTAACTACATGGCTGATATGTACTTTCATTGCTGGCTCCTTGTTTTGATGGAGTAATCTTAGGCTTATCAACCCCATAAGACTGTCATTGTGACGACAATCTCTGCCACTGATACCAAAAAGAAACGCCGTTCGTCGGTAAGTCCTACGCAAAGGTCTTTAGCTGCGCTTCGTGAGCGAGGTTATTTGTGTCAGATCGTCGAGCACTGGAACCCGTGGGCTCGTATACGCCAGGACTTGTTTGGCATAGGCGACATCCTTTGTCTTAAAGACGAAGAGACGCTTTTAGTACAGACGACCTCCAGAGGTAATGTCTCAGCCAGGGTAAAGAAGATTGCAGACTGCGAACACTTACCGGCTATCTTGCGAGCAGGATGGAAGATAGAGGTTCATGGATGGGGTAAGTTGAAAGAAGGGTGGACTTGCAAGGTTGTGGAGATCTGATAAGATTAGTTTGTTGTCGTAGCAGACAATGTATTAAGGCCGTTTACTCATGCTCTCGACCCTTGTTGCAAGACTTGGGTTCTGCTACCGAGAGCAG